CGAAGAAAAAAAAAAAATATCATCAGGAGATAATAACCAAAATGTAAAAATCCTCAACTCATTCTTCAAAATAAAAGCAAATGACGACGACACTTCCAATTTAAATAGTGATAAATACAATCAATCCAAAAAACTTTATCAAAATTATTGGCGTAATGTAAATAATGAAGTTATCAATGTTCAAGACTTCGTAGTACAATCTGATATTTGCGAAAACTGCCATAAAGGTGAAATGATACCACAAGATGAAGAAGGTATTTTGATATGTAATAATAATGAATGTGGTAAATTTATAACCTATATAATCGATAGTTCAAAACCTACCAATAAAGAACCTCCTAATGAAGTATCATATACGGCTTATATAAGATTGAACCATTTCAAAGAGATTTTATCACAATTTCAAGCAAAAGAAACTACACAAATTCCGGATGAAGTGATTGAAGCAATTAGAGCAAGAATTAAAAAAGAGCGTATTAAAGATATGTCTCTTATCAACTATGATAAAATGCGTGAAATCCTACGAAAATTAGGTTATAATAAATACTTTGAACATATACAATATATAAATTCTATATTTGGTATAAAACCACCGATAATGAACGAAGAATTACACGAAACACTATGTGTTTTATTTATTGAAATACAAAAACCGTGGGCTACACATTGTCCAGCAAATCGTACAAATTTCTTCAATTATACTTATACATTACATCAATTATGTGTATTATTAGACCAAACCCAATATTTACCGTATATACCTATGATGAAAGACCGTGAAAAACAGTTGGAACAAGATATGATATGGAAAAAAGTTTGTAAAGATTTAGATTGGGTATTTTTTCCAAGTGTCTAATGCGTAAAATATCTATTCAATATTACTTATCATACTATATAATAAAACAACTATGTGTGGTGTAATAGGAATATTAAACAAAACCGAAAATGTTTGCCCAAATATAATTCATGGATTGAATATGCTACAACATAGAGGTAGCGATTCAACCGGTATAATGACATTAAATAATAATACTTTCTATTCGAATAAACAATTAGGTAAAGTAAATGATGTTTATAAACCAGATAATATAAAACATTTACAAGGAAATATAGGAATAGGTCATGTAAGATATTGCACAATGGGACAAATCAATACCGAACAGGCACATCCATTATATACAAATACACCCTATGGTATTGCTTTAGTTCATAATGGCAATTTGACAAATACAGAAGAATTACATAAATTAGTGAAAAAAGAGTATAGACATATAAACAGTTCATCTGATTCCGAGTTATTATTAAATTTATTTGCAGGGTTATTACCTAAAAAAGAGATTATTACAAATGAAGATATTTTTGATACAGTAACACAAATAATGGAAATATGTAAAGGTAGTTTTTCTGTGATTATTATGATGAATACAGTAGGTTTAATCGTATTTCGTGATAAATACGGAATTCGTCCATTATGTTATTCTAACTCAACCGATGATTATATCATTGCATCAGAAAGCTCAGCAATAGATGCTATACTTACTAATAAAACCCCAATAAACGATGTTAACCCAGGTGAATGTATTATATTTCGTGAAGAAAATATAGAAAAACAACTTATTGCTACAAATCCAAAACTCAAACCCTGTATATTTGAATACATATATTTTGCTCGTCCGGATACTACAATGAATAATATATTAGTGTATGACGCAAGATTAAATATGGGTGAAGCATTGGCAAATAAAATAATGAACCGGTATCCCAATATAATAAGTGATATTGATGTAGTAATGCCAGTGCCAGAAACATCACGAATATATGCGTTAAGAATATCACAAGTATTAAATAAACCATATTATGAAGGATTTATAAAAAATCATTATATATCACGGACATTCATAATGCCTAACCAAGAAACTCGAGTAAATAATATTAGAATGAAATTAAATACAATAAAAAAAGAATTTTATGGTAAAAATGTATTAATAATAGACGATTCCATCGTTCGCGGTAATACATCTCTACAATTAATAAAATTAGCGAAAGAAGCGGGTGTAAATAAGATATATTTTGGTAGTATTGCACCACCTATTCGATATTCAAATAAATATGGAATAGATATTCAAAAAAGTGAAGATTTAATTGCGTTTAATAAGACAGAAGGCGAAATTGCCAGAGTTATGGGCATTGAACAAGTAATATATAATGATTTGTGCGATATTATAAACGCGTGTTCTTCATTAGAACCAAATATAACAGAATACGAAACCAGTTGTTTTGATGGAATTTATTTGTAAAAATAGAAAAATAAAATTTTATATTATAATAAAAAATTTTATAGAATTATAGTATCAAAATTACATTGCTAAAGTTCTAATACCACCACCAAGAGCAGAACCTACGGATAGACCAATACCCATTTTGGCACTTTCACCAATGGATGGTAGGAAAGTATCAAGGATACTGAAAGTAGCAGCAGCAGCAAGAGCAAGGATAATGATTTCTTCAACATTAAGGGATTTCTTTGGGATAACAATAGCTACAACAGCAATACAAAGACCAAGTACTAAATACTTAATAATTCTCTTGACGAGTTCTGGAAAATCAATTAGGCCGTTCATTATAAATGATATATAATAGAATAATAAAAAAAAACGCCCTAAATTAATAAAAACAATAAATAAAAATATATATAAATATAACTAAAACACTTAAACAATATTTTATAATATTATTTATAAAAATGTCTGGATTTGAAAGAAAAATACTTGAAAATGGACAACCAAATCCTAAATATATTGATTTATGTGACGAAGACCAACCAATTGCCGGTCAAAAATTTGCTTGTATGTCATTTATTTCTCCTGAAAAAGTATTAAAAAAAAGAGAAGTCTTCATATTCGACCAATTTGTAAAGCAATGGGATTTTACTAAATGTCTTACAAAATTCAATGATTTTTTACACTTTATCTCATATAAATATAATCTTAGTATTGAAGATGTATTGAATGACTTAAATGACTTCTCTAAAGAAGAAGGTGATAAGTTAAGGGAAACAACTATCGAAGATGATTATAAGAATTTCTTAGATAAACAAGAAGATAAATTGAATGAACAATTTAACCGCGAAAATTCATTCCAAACATCCGTTCGTGGTTTAAAAGTTCGTGGTGTTTTCCCAACACAAGAAGAGGCTGAAATAAGATGTAAAAAACTTCGTGAATATGACCCTAACCACGATATTTATGTCGGCCCAATTGGTATGTGGATACCATGGGACCCAGATGCTTACAAAACTGGTCGTGTAGAATTTATGGAAGACGAATTGAACCAGTTACACCAAGAAAAAATTAAAAATGAAGAGAAGGCAAAGCAAGAATTTGAGCGTCGTATCAAAGAAACAAAGAAGAAGGCAATTGAAGAAAACATCAAATTAGCCGAAAAATCAGGAAATGTTTTGACACAAACATTAGACGATGAAGGAAATTTGATTGGCGTTAAAGAAACAATCGATTTTGATGAGCGTGAAGTCGCAGACCCAGAAACTATGAAATTACATAATGAATTATTAATGAAAAGTTCAATGGAGGCAAATTTAGATGCTTAAAATGATAACTATAAAAACTATATCTTATTCGTAATATAAAATATAATAAAATATAAAATATATAAAATTATTAATGTTTATATATTTAATGCATTTGTTCAATTATTTAATACAATCTTTAATTAATGTAACTAAAATAATATTAAAAGTAAATAATAATGATATAGCGAGTTTTTGTAATTTTTATAGTTATATTACCAAATATGAAGTTACAAGTAATAGTAAAGACTGTTTTGTAAAAAATCTATTATATAGTTTTATTAGTACTTCAGAAACAACATCATTAACGCCTGTATTTAAATATAATTATCTTAGGTTTATAATCTTCAATGATTTTTTCAATAAAGAAACAAAAGAAGTATTTTTAGAAAAATTTATGAAAGTTCAAAAAAATTATTTTATTATTATGAGAACAATTCGTAATTATAGATATAGAAAAGCAAAAACACAAATAACTACTGATATTTATTTAAATCCTATTAATATAAATGATAAAAATGTCTTTGTTTTATTTCAAAATAATAAAAAATATTTATTTACAATTACAGACTTAGTAAATCTTATAAATTCTGCTATAGGACATACAGATTACTTTTTTTCAAGTCCATTAATTTGTAAAAACCCTTATAATAATATTCCATTTAATAAATCGGATTTTTATAATATTTATTTTTTTATGAAATCCACTAGTATTATAATGCCTATTCTTTTTCATAATTATTTTCTGTGTAATTTTAGTTTGAGTAAATTCAAGTTGGAAAATGAAGATAATATTCGTGAATATGCTATAATGAAATATATAAATACGTCTGATGAAACTGTTTTGAGAGCTAAGATACTAAATATGATACGTTGTAATTATTATACTGATAATATAAAAATTCATAATGACTTTCCATCAAAATCTTTGATCAAAATTATGAAACCGTATTTGAATTTATATTTACATAGCATTTATTCAACTGAAAGTAATAAAAAAATTATGTATGAACACCTATTAGATGTTGCTATGAAACAGTTTGTAAAATACAATCCAAGATTTGGAAGAAAAATAATAGTGGAAAGTAAATTGAATACAAGTAAAAATAAAAAATATATTAATAAAATAAATGATACACACATACCTTATAATAATAGATATGATAATGATTTTATGAATAATCATTTGACATTAATAGATGAATTCAATGATACTGAAGAAGAAAATGAAGAAGAAGAAGATAATGGAACATTTTATACAAGTGATGAAGAAATAATAGGCAATGTATTTATAAGAAGAGAAACAATAGTAGGAACATATAATTTTGAAGATATTATGTATTGATATCTGTTATAAAGAATTTTTAATAAATATATAGTGTAAACGCATTATTTACAATTGTATTTATTATTGATTAAGCATTCATTGTGTTTAGTATTTATAATATTTTTATTATTATTTTATAAATGGAAAACAAAATAAAAACCCGATTATGTCAATTATGTCGTCTATTAAAACAAAGCACAACACAGTTAAATTGTGACCATATTATTTGTGATGATTGTTTAGAAACACAAAAGTTATATACTACTGATATGTGTATATTATGTTGCTGTATAAAATGGTTATAACGCTATTATTTTCTTATAACATATTATAATTATCTATAATTATGTATAATTATAATATTTTATTGAAACCGTCGTTATATGCTCATGTATTGAATGGATTGTTTTTATTATTTTCATTTATTCTACTAGTTCAATATAGTAATAATAAAAGAGAAAATTACTATAAAATTCTTATAATTTATCTATTATTTTCAATTGCTATTGGTATTCATGGATTATCGCATTTTGGGTTGGAAGTTATATATAATTACAATCCATTACAGTAATATTCTTTGTAAAAAATTGAAAACTTTTTATTATATTATTCAAATGATAATATAATAAGCGAAAATAATAAATCCAGCAATGGCAATAAGATACAGTGAGAGAGTTTGGCAAAATGAAGAAAAAAAATTTAAAAAAATAATGAATGAATTACAAGAGATGCTTCACGTGTTTGGATATTCCAACAACAATATAACAGAAATAAATAGAGCAAAATTAGTTAGAAAAATATATATTTTAATATTAACAAACATTCGTTTATTTCATAAATTTTTCGATGAGGCTAATAAATTAAAACAATTGTTTGAAATAATAACTAAAAAAGGATACGAATTATTACACAGTGAAAGAACCAATAAAACAATTGAGAGAATTATCGAAAAACCTATTTTAGATTTAGTAACCTATATTTATAAATACAATGAAACTATTTCCCGTCTATCGTATAAACTAACAAATAAATTAAACAAAGATGTAAGCGTTAATATATTATCATTTATAAGTACATAGTTGATTTTTATTTCACATATATTGTAATTTACACCCGCGAACATTTGAAATATTAGCTGGTAACTTAGTTGAATTATTCAACGGTGTATAACTAAATAAACAAAGTATATTGAAATACTTTTTTTATTTGTTTCAATTATTTGTCACAATTTACCATTTCGTTTTTTTAACATTAATGTTTTGTCCGGTTTTCTTTTTTGATTTACTTGGGTCATATGCATCATCTTCATCATCTGACCCCATCCCTTTTGATATTTCCCAAAATTCTTTTGAACCTAATTTGAAATCTGGGTGTCCCTCTGCTTTATACCAAAATATTTGGTCATTTAATTTATTCGATTTTGCATTATTATTAATTACTAAACATTCATAATTTTCAGTGGTTTGGTCCATAACAGCACTAAATGATTCCAGAGTAGGAAACATACTTGCATAATTTTCCCAAATACGTTTACGATTTGTCATATATGGTTCTCTTAATATAAAAACATAATCTATATTTGTACGAAGATTAGGTGGAATACCTAAAGGATATTGCATTGTTATAATTAACATAACTTTCCAATGTCTTCCATTCATAAAAAGAAGTCTCATCATTTTATCACGTGTCCAAGATTGGTCATATAAACAATCATCTAAAATAACAAAAGCTCGTGGGTCAATGGTAGACCTTCGGTATGTTTCGATTTCTTTATTTACTTGTTTCAATACTGCTTTTTGTCTCCTCAAAATGTTCTCAATCAACACAGTATTATATTCATCGTGTATAAATAACTTAGGCACGTGAGCAGCATAAAACCCATTACCTGCTTCTGTTCCAGAAATAACTGTACCAATTGGAATATCTTGATGATAAAATAATAAATCACGAACTAAATAAGATTTACCTGTATCACGCCGGCCAATCATAACAATTACTGGCCCTTTATTTTCATCAGGTTTGAATGTAATAGACCTCATGTCAAATTTCTTTAATTCTAAAGTCATTGATAATTAAGATATATATATTTATTATTTCATTATATTGAACATAATAGTGTATCAAAAATAATGAGTTTAAAAATAGATTTTTTAATATTAAATCATACCATATAAACAATATATAATGTCTAATTTGGAAAATGCTAAATTTAGTCTTAATTATCATAAAATCACTCCAATCAATTTAAAATATTTAGAAGAAAATTATGAACAAAATGCTGAAGATTTAGAAAATAATTATAATCCATTTAAGATAACAAATTTACAAAATTATAATCCTATTTATAATGATTTTTTCGAATTAAATGATAAAAACTTTAATCAAATTACGCTAAACAGTAAGTATCATATAAATAATTTAAATAGTGTTTATAATTATCAAACAAAGGAAATTATTGAAAAACCTGTATTTATAAAATTTGGTCCATTGCTTGACCCAATTAGATATATGATTGGAAAATATGATATAAATGATGATAAAATAAGAACATTGCCAAGTATATCAACAACAAAAGAACAATGTTTATTGAAGTTATTAGATAAAAACAATACATCATATGTTGATAGTTTTTTTAGTTTTTTAACAAGTATATTATTAAATAATCATAATTTTGTGCATGGATTAGATTATTTTGGTTCATTTTTAGGTGTTCAAGATAAATATAAAATGAATATAATGGATGATTTAGATTACTTGAAATCGTCTACTTTTTTTAATAGAAATATGGGGAATTATTTTTCCAGTTCAATTGCTATTCAAAATGATTATAATAATTATGGTTCTCGTAATAATAAAAACAAGTTGAATATTTCGAATACATCAAATAAATTAAATATTTCTTGTGTTTCATTATGCGATAGTGAATTCGAAACGAATAATACAGAAATTGAAACAGAATTTATTTCCGAACCAGTATATGTAAAAGAACCAAATGAAATAAAATCATCATCAAGTTCATCCAGTAATAATTCTTCAAATAATAGTGAAACCAATTATAGCACAGAAGATGACGAAGAAGATAATAGTGAAGATAAAGAAACCAGTGAAACCAGTTATGATAGTGATTGCGAAAGTGAAAATACAGATGATGTTACAAGTAGTAACGAAACAGAAGATAGTGAAGAAACACAACTGTTTACATATATAAATAATTTTCCAATTCAAATGATTTGTCTTGAAAAATGTCATGGAACATTAGATGAATTATTTGTAAATGATACTATAAATGATATTACTGGCACTGCTGCTATGATGCAAATTATAATGATTTTAATAACGTATCAAAAAACATTTCAATTTACTCATAATGATTTACACACAAATAATGTAATGTATACAGAAACGCACGAAGAATTCTTATATTATAAATTCAATGATAAAATTTATAAAGTTCCAACATTTGGTAAAATTTTCAAAATAATTGATTTTGGTAGAGCAATTTATAAATTTCAAGGTAAACAATATTGTAGTGATAGTTTTGCGCCTGGCGGAGATGGTCATACACAATATAATTGTGAACCATATATGAATGAAAATAAACCACGACTTGACCCAAATTATAGTTTTGATTTATGCCGTCTTGGAACATCCATTTATGATTTTATAATAGACGATGATGAAGAAGAATGCGATTTGGATTTTTTTCAAAAAATAATTTTAAGATGGTGCAAAGATGATAATGGTAAAAATGTATTATATAAGAAAAACGGCGATGAACGATACCCCAATTTTAAATTATATAAAATGATAGCGAGAACAGTTCATAATCATAGTCCACAAGAACAATTGAATGACCAAATATTTAAATTATATCAATTATCAATGTCTGATGTTGAAAGATTTAAAAAATCAAGCAAATTTTATCAAGTTATTGATATCGATATATTGCCTATTTATGCTTTGCCTTAATAAACCAAAATAAAAATAAAATATATTATAAAAATAATATTAAAAAATATAATAATAATAATAATAATAACGAATGTTATTTTCGCTATCATTATTAACTTTATTCAACGCTTTACGTTTTTTAACGAATAGTAAATTTCAATTCAATACAAATGATTTTATATTTCACGAAATATCAAAAACGCATTTGAATTATTTTGAAAAATATAATTTTACTGAAGAACCAATATACCCATATTATCAAACAAAAACTTCTCTTATAAAAAATGCAACATTACAAAATTTTCTTTTTAGTAATCATCAATTTCGAAAAGTACGCTTAACATATTTCAAATCAAATGACCAACAAATATTCAATTCAGTATGGTATCCAAGTGATGACTATGATTGTCCTATTTTTACAGTTGACTTAGTTAAATTCAATTCAAATGCTTCACTATGTTTTACTAATCTTATCGAAATGTATAACAACACACAATATTTTGATAATTATATTCAACCATTAATAGATATAAAAAAATTCTATCCTGAATTATCACAACGAAAATCAGCACAATTGTCTAATTATGAAGATTATTTGAGCAAAGCAATGTTGTATGGAAATATATACGATAATACAGAATTTAATACTACCATAAATACAGCATTGAAACGATATTTCAAAGCCTATTTCAAAACATTTATTAGAAGACCGGTTGATAGATTATATTTGAAATATAAACACAGCAAATATAATGATTTTCGCTATAACGAAGATTTAAACCAACGAAGAATTAAACCCGTCTCTGCGGATTTACATTCTTCGTGGTCAATGACCGATAAAGATTTTAATACCGCCCCAGAGGGGCACATTGAAATCTTGAGCGGTTTAAAATTGTTTACAAAATATTATTTTGATGAAGAATGGTTTACAATGATGATAAAATCATTGTATAGTTAGACTATTTCCAATATAATAAATATCTATAATATTTAATTCTTTCATTAAATCTGTTTCAATAATAGTTCTTCTACAACTTGAATAATCAATATTTTCTTGTAATATTTTTATTTCCAATCTATCTTTAACAACTAATTTGTGTAAATTAAAATGTGTTCTATCATAATGGCACCATTGATCCCATATAGAATATTTTGTGTTATCAATTTCGAGTATGCCGCTATGTGGACCTATATTTAAATAAAATGCTATAATTAGACAATCACCTTCTAAAATAACAACATCGTTGAATATTTTATTTACATTTAATACTTTTACATTATCACAGAATTTTGTCTTTTCAACATTTACTGGATATTGTATCGTATTCTTATTTTTGTTGAAAATATCATAGATTGTTTCAGCATATTGCAAGGCACCAAAATCTGTGGTATGCACAGTATCACGAATCATTGTAGTATCATATTTAAAAAAATCATTTAAATCAATATAAAACAAATTTTTTGAGATAATATATTTTTTAACGAAATTATAAAAATCAATTCTTTCATTATGTTGTTGGTTCAATAAAAATAAAAAAATTATTTTACAATTATTTTGTGTTAATTTATAAACAATAGTATCTAATATTTCTATAGTAGTTTCATCAGCACTATTATATGCAGTTGAAAAAAAGTCAATAAAACAGTAATTAGAATTAATATTCAAAACATTATCTATAAAACAAATTCCAGCATCATTGATATGATTACCACCATATCCAAAAATATGTACTTCATCATTCAAAAATTTTTTTGATAATTGCTCAGCATACCCATTTTTTTGTTGCGTTACAGATGCACCAAAAAAACTTATTATATCTTTCATATACAAAAAAATATATATATTATTATTACTAAAAAACCGCATTTTCAAAAATGTAATTAAGTAATTACATATATTGTTCTTTAAATTCGCTTGGTGACATAATTGGTATATTATGTTCCCTCGCATATTTGGTTTTATTTGAAACATCCTCTTTTGTTTTTATAATCAATACAAAAGTATCTTTTCTAATATTATCATCTAATTCAGCACCTTTCGTTTTTAAGAATTCTATAATTTCAGCATCTCTAAATTTTGACATTACTATTTTTTTTCCATACAATGGATTTGTTTTATCAATTTCACTAAATTCTTTTTTATCATTTATATTCATTGGTCGTAAAGAATTAATTAATATATCTTTTTGCTCTAATTTATCTTCCAAATTACATTCTTTTAAAAATTCCATAAATAAAGGAATATTTTTTACAAAACTATCAGCGTTTTCTTTACCTATACCTTTTATACTTTTCAACATATCTATTTTTTGTTGTTCATTTTCATTACTTGTTAAAATAGTAGGGAATGCTTCTAATATAGGTTTTATTTTACGCTCTCCTAAACCACGACCTAATAAATTAGATGCAACCATTATATTTAATAAAGATGAGCTTGCTATTTTCTCTTTTATTCCATTGTATATTTTTTCAATCATTTTTTCTTTAAATCCTTCCACTTTTTCAAAATCACTTTTTGACATATGTAATATTTTTGCTATTGTATCATAACCAGCATTCATCATTCTTTTTACATTTCCGCTCGATAATCCGTCGACTTCTAATCCTACAAAGAATGCAGTAATATTCTTTTCTCTAACAGTAATATCTTCGGATACATTTTCTAATACTATATCTACTTTTGTATCTGTCCATTTATAAGGAACCAATGGCATTTTTGGATTTTCCGCTGGAGTTGTTACCGATTTTATATGGGGTATAACATCACCACTTCTTATTATTTGAATAATTGCACCAATACCAATTTTATTATCTTCAATAAATTTACCATTAAACCCTGTTGCATACTCTATTTTAACTCCGCCTAAGTTGATTGGTTCAATCCTTACGCGAGGTTTTAAATAACCGTTTTTACTTGGTGACCAAATTACATCAATTACCTTTGCTTCTGCGATTTGTTCAGATAAAACCATTTTAAAAGCAAATGCGTGTTCTGGATTACCGGATTTACGGGGGTATATTTTATCATCATAAACGATTATACCATCAATTTCATATTCATAATTTTTACGCCAATCAATTAAAAGTTGTGATAATAAATCATTCGATAATTCATTCATAGATTTATTTCTTACTACTTGATGTTCCAATAATTTTAATTTATCCATTTGTTCACTTGGTTTTAAAGATGGTTTTATAACTTCATATGTTACAAAATGTAGGTCTTTTGTTTTCTGGTCAATAGATTTGGAATTTATAATACCAGATACTAAGTTTCTTGGGTTTGAAAAATCTGTTTTATATTTTGTTTCAAATACTTTCTTCGGTATAATAAATTCACCACGAACTACAATATCCTTTTCTTTTGGTAAATTAAATACTGATAATAAATGACTAATATCTTGACCAATACTACCATCACCGCGTGTGTATAATTTTGGTTCATTTCCTTCTGTACTATATAAACCACTTACTCCATCTAATTTACAAGAAATTACATATGGACCATTATATTTTTTCATCCAATTTGTTAATGCATTTGAATCTGGTTTAATTTTATCCATTGATGCCATTTCATAAGGTAACTTAACTTTATTCTTTCCTACAGGTGCTCCTATTTGTGCTATTGTTGTATTTTTTGGATATTTTCTTTCTGTATATTCCTTTATAATATCATATTCGTTGTCTGTCAATAAAGGAGTTTTTGTATTATAATAATAATCATTGGTTGCTTTTATTATTTCTGATAATTGTGCTTCGTCTAATTTTTCCAAATAAGTAATTCCTATTTTTTTGAAATCTTCAATTTGTCCTAATGTATCTTTTGATGAAACCATTTTTTTTGGCATATTATCTATTTTTGTTAAATTATCTTTAATTTCTTTTTCATTTTCGTTTTCGTTTTTAATATTTTTATCAATATTTTTCGTTTTACGTGTAGTATGTTGCTTTTTTTCTTTTGGTAGTTTTGGCGCTTTTGGTGGTTTGGGTGCTTTTAGTATTTTTGGTTCTCGAACCTTTCTTGTTTTTTTTTGTTTTT